GAGCCCCGCATCCAAACCCGCTGTGCCCGCCATGAACTCGACGAATACGGGGATGCTCATAGCTTGCTGTACTTCGCCACGACGCGGTTCATCGCGGCCTCCTGGATGTCCTTGAACTTCGGGGCGACCTGGTCGTAGGCCTGCTGCGTGTGGTGGTCGAGCGCCTCGATCTTGGCGGCGTAGGCGAAGGTGTGACCGCCCCGCGGGCCGACCGTGATGCGGTAGTTGCGGGGGCTGACCGTCTTCAGCTTCCCGGCACCGATGGAGTCCCGTAACGCGCCGCTGCGGACCCGCACATTCCGCCGGGCAGCCCGTTTCGTCTGCCGCCCGGCTTCGCGCAGCGCCCACATGCACGAGCGGTCGGACATGCGCCGCAGGTCCAGCATCGCCGCGTTGTAGGGCTCGGTAATCATGTGCACACCACCGATCACAGCTACCCCCTGGAGGCTTCCTCGTTGCGCCGGTTCTCTTCGGCGATGTACACGGCATGGACAGTGAGCAGCTCGGACAACTCGCGGGCGGGCAGTTCTGCCTGCTCCCTCAGGGACACCCCCAGCAGCAACAGCGCGCGGCGGCGGACGCTGCGGGTCACCCAGTACGGCAGATCACGGGCGTCGATCTGGTGGCCCTCCAGGGACTGCCTCAGACGCTGGAGGGCACCGAAGGGGTCGCCATGTCCGGGGTCGGCTCGGTGTTCACCGTGGTCCCGCCGGTGGCCTTGACGACCTCCCCGATCTTGTCGGAGATCGTCTTGGTGACGGGTGCGGGCACCTCGGCGAACGCCTCCCGCGTGGGCGGTTGGGACACGCCCTCGTACTCCCACTCGGTGACGTAGGCGCACACCGTGACGTACATCAGCTCGCGGAACGCCTGGAAGCCCTCCACTCCCACGATCCGCATCTGCTGCACCGGGGGAAGCCCCTGGAACTCCTCCGACTTCGCTTCGTCGGTGAGGTGCTCGCCTGCCTTGGTGGCCATGAGACTGATCTGCACGTCCTCGATGGACTCCGAGAGCCGCCCGGGCAGCTTGCGGGGGTCACGGATGTTCGCCCACCCGCCGTCGAACTCGACGCGCATCAGACGTACGTCCCGGCTGCCTTGGCGTTGATCAGGGTGGCCTTGATGGGGGAGAACCCGGCGGACGCGCCGACGTCGGTGACGTTGGCCAGCGCCTCGAACGTCACCGAGACGGTGACGTAGTCCTTGCCGCGGATCACGTCGCCCTTGGTGAACGCGGCCTTGGACATGTGCAGGCGCAGCGAGGAGGTGCCCTGTGTCCAGACGAGGTCCAGGGCTGGTTGCACGTTGGTGAGGTAGTCGGTCATCGCCGACTGGTCCTCATAGATCAGGTTCAGCTTCCCGGACACGGCCAGCAACCCCGACCACATCTTGTAGGGGTCCGGGTTGCCGTCCACGGTCTGGATGGCCTCGACGGTGCGCTTCAGGTCGATGGTGCCGTCGATGATGGCGGTGTTTCCGGCGCCGGCGATCTGGGCGCCACCCACCCACGACGCGATGGGCTGCGCAGCGGAGAAGCTCGGTGCCAGAGCGGTGGCGTACACGGCCGGTGCCCAGCAGGTGGCCTTGCTGGTGTAGGACAGCAACCCGTCCGCGGTGAACTTGATCGACAGGTCGGAGAACCGCGCTGCCGCGTACTGGTTGGCCTGCCCGCCGTCGTAGTCGGTGATGGTGTACCCACCCGGTTGCTGCTGGCCGGTGTTCAGCAGCGACATGGCGTGCGTGAACGGTGCCGCGGCACCAGTGGTCACCACGTCGCCGAGCACTGATTGCAGCTGGTAGCCGATGAGGGCCGGGTCCACGTTGCCGTCGACGCTGATCTCGGCCTTGCGTTGCCCGAGCACCTCGCCGAACAGGGCCGTGGCGGACCCGCGCCACCCCTTGTCGGCCAGGTAGGTCTGCATGATGTTCGGCTTCGGGTCGGCGGTGACGGGAATGAAGTCCACCGGGGGGACTGGCACACCTTGGGTCGCTTCCTTCGCGATGCCCACAAGGGTGCGGTATGTGGCTAGAGGCATGTCAGGCTCCCGTGGTTGCTGCGTCGGTGGTGGTCACTGGCTGATCGGCAGCAGCCGGTGCAGTAGAGGGCGCCGCGGGCTGCGCGGCAGGCTCAGCGGGCGCCTCAGCCGCGGCGGGAGGCTCCTGTGCGGGCGGCGGGGTGTTCCCAGCCGTCTGCGCGGGATCGGCCGGGTCTGGCTTGTCGGGGGTGATGGGCTTCGGGTCGGTGCCCACCGTGGCCCAGCGGCCGTCCAGGGGTGCCTCGTCGAGCTCGTACTCCTGGCCCTGCACTGGCTCCAGGCCGAGGGTCGGGTACACCATGTCGGGCTCGCCGATGTAGGTGAGTTTCACTGCGTCTCCTAGAAGTCGGACTCGATGGTGATGCCGAGGGTGATGTCCACCAACCGGCCCATTTGTTCGCTCTCTTCTTTCGGGTCGTCGCTGGAGTGCGCCGGAAAGGCCAGCGTCACCAGACCGCCCAGAGAAGGGTCGGCGCGGACCGCTGACTCGATCTGCGTGGCCAGCAACCAGGCGCGCTCGTACACCTGCTGTGGGTGGTCCCCGCCGCGGTAGCAGGACACCACGACCTCGATGTCGTAGGTCTCCCACATCGACCCGCGACCGGTCATCGACCCGCGCATCGTGTACGGCTTCGAGACCCGGTTGGCCATCTTCCCGACCACCACGATGTCGTCGAGGATGTCGGTGCCCGGGTCGTCGTAGAACACCTTCAGGCTCGTCCGGCCATCGCCGGCCAGCTGCGCGCTGAGCAAGGTGAACAGGTAGGCCTTCGCCGCGGGCACGGTGGTCGTGCCGAGGGGGGCGGTCATCCGATGGACTGTGTGCGCACAGCCCGCTCCAGGATCGCCTGCACCCGCGGGAACAGGAGGATGGGCCCGGCCGAGAAGGAGTCCTCGCCGCCGCCGCCGTAGCGCCGGCCGCCGCCACCCTGCTGCGATTGCTGGTACAGGCCGCGGATGTCCTCCAGCGCCGCTAGGTAGATGTCGGGGGGGATCGACACCAACCCGGCGGTGTAGCCCACCACGACGGCGTTGCCCAGGAACGACATCTCGGTGCCCACCGACGACACCCGCCGCAGGACGCCCGTCTCGGGGAAGTCCATGACGTAGCCGTAGTTGTTGCGGGTGGTGCCGGGCGCCTGCGCGGTCAGCGTGTAGGCGGACAGCCCCAGGTACTCGACGACAGAGTCCACCGACAGCACTGGGGGTTGGCGCAGCACGATCCGCGAGGAACCCCAGCAGCGGTGCGTCTCGGTCACCGGCCGCGGCAGCACGGGCCCGGTGATGTACTCGATCTGCGGTGTCGCTGCGGCGATGTACCGCTGTATCTCGGGGTCATGCGTGGTGTCGCCTTGGTCGAGGTTCAGGGCGTCCTTGACCGCCGCGAGGTCAACCAGATCGGGCATCAGGACTCCCTGCTGTTCAGTTTGGGCGCAGCACAGGGGGGTGACCTCTCAACCACCCCCCTGTGCTGGCGATCAGGACGCGCTCGGTGCGGTCGCCTGGGCGGTCGGGCGGGGTGCGTCCGCCGTCTCGGCGGGCTTCGCCGCCGCGGCCGTTTCCAGCACGTTGGTGGGCACCTCGGCGCCGCGGAGGTTCTCCGCGCCGTCCTCGTCGTCCACCAGGGCGCGGTTCTCGGTGGGGTGCACACCCCGGTCCCGCCACGCCTGCGCGGACGCTTCGGCGCGTTCGAGGCCGTACTTCTCCTCGTGCGCCGGTCCGGTCAGCGTGCCGTCGCCGCGTTCCGGCTCGGGGTCAGCCGATGCCAGATGGTGCAGCTTGCGGGCATCCGCAGCGTCGCGGGCAAAACGGCCTTCGTGCTCGCCGCCCTTGAAGTGATCTTCAGCCATGATCCTGTACTCCTTTGGGCTAGTTGATGCCGATGGTGACGATGACGCCCGCGCCGATGGCGAGGCCGGTGCCGTTCTGGTGCAGAACGGCGTCGATGACGTCGTTGGCCTGCAGGTTCGGCGGTGCGGTGACCGGGATGGACAGCGGGGTTTCCGCGACCAGGTTGGTCCCCGCGTTCAGGGTGAGACTGGCGAACGTGGCCACCACCGCGCCACCGCGGAGTTGGCGAAGGTTGACGCTCGCGTTGTTCGTCGCGACACCCGTCACCGTGACGAACCCCGCCGGTGGGGTCACGACGATGTTGCCCACGCCCGAGCCTTGTCCGTCAGCGGGCTCGACCGTGGCGACGACGACGTTCACGTCAGCGCCTGCCGCGAGCTGCGCCGGTAGTCCCGGCGAGTCGTATACAGCCATCTGTAAAGCTCCTTCTCGTGCAGTAGGGGTGGGGCAGTTTAGAAAGTCATGCCCCAGGACTCAGACCGCGATCAGACCGATCAGAACGCGGGCGGGGTCAGCCCGGTCAAAACCCCGATCGAGGCTGCCTGCCGGTTCAGGATGGTGCCCAGGTAGCTGTAGACCCGGTACAAAATCCCCATCGAGTCGGCGTAGGGCTCCCGGAACATTTCGATGCGGAAGGGGGACTCGAACAGGAGAAGGTCGTCCTGCTTGAGCAGGTAGACCCGGTCCTCGTTGTTGGCTGCACCGAAGGTCACGCCCATGTTCGGGTCCATGTAGACGGGCAGCCCCAGGAAGGTTCCGACGTTGCCGGCGACAGCGGCCGGGTTGTCGGTCTGGGCGATGGGGTTGTAGGCCACCGCGGTGGGCACCACCAAGGGTCGGTTGGTGGTGTCGGTCTGGTTCATCAGCCAGAACCAGCGCCGGGGGTGCATCAGCCAGCAGGTGGCGGGCAGGAAACGGGTCGCCGCGAACCCGGCGAGCAAGCCGAGGCTCTTCGAGTAGAAGTTCAGCGCCGTCTGAGCGGTCACCGCGAGAGTGTTCGCCACCGTGGTGTTGTTCAGGCCGTTGACGACCCCGGCGTTGCTGGCGCCCACACCTGCCCCGTTGAGCACCTGCGCACCGACCTGCTGGGCGTGGGCCATGATCAGGTCACCGGTGATCACGTCGTCGAAGTTGATCGCCGACTGGTCCAGCAACTGCTGGCTCACGACCTGCTTGCCGCCGATCGAGGTGAACCCGGTCGAGACGAACGTGGTGGTGAGGTCGGTCTGAGACAGCGCTGAGTTCTGCGTGGTCTGCGGGGCCACTGTGGTCCCGGTGGCGATCTTCGGGTAGTCCACGCTCGACACGCCCGCGGGCACGTCGAGGTGCTTGAACAGGTCCGCGGTCACCCGCCCCGGACGGGCCAGCTTGATGTAGTCCTCGACCATCCACTTCGGCGGCGCGAACTCCCCACCGGATCCACCTGTTGCCCCGGTGTTGCCCAAGGCGCGCTGCTCCGCGGCCATGGCCAACGAGTGCCGCTGCAACCGGTCCTTGGCCTCGAAGGCGGTGTCCTTGAACCGAACCTCCGAAATGTCGCGGAAGAACGAGGGCCCGTTGATGTCGCCTCGGCGGTAGATGGCCGGCTCGGTGACCTGCGCACCACCCTCGGGAATGCCCGAGTTGGCGCGGGCGGCGTTGTCGAGGCCCTGGCGGCGCTCCAGGTCGGCGATCTCGGTGAGTCGCTCCTCCAAGGGCTTCTCCTGCTCGCGCAGGGTGGTCATGGTGGCGCCGAAATCGGCGTGGGACACCTTCTCCTCGTCGGTGAGGCCGCGCTTCTCACCGGCGGCAGCGTCGAGGAGAGCACCGCGGGCTTCCGCGGCGGCGGTGAACTGTGTGCGGAGCTCGGCGAGGCGGGCTTCGATGATCTCCTGCGGGGTGGGGGCGCCACCAGCGCACAGGTAGATCGGGGCGCCGCCTCGGCGGTATCCGATCAGGTTACGAGCGGTCATGACGATGTCCTTTCAGGACGAAAAGGTGCAAAGGGACATGCCGTGGTGGCGTCTCAGGTGGTGACCCCGGGTGGAGGAGTTCCGGCGCAGGGTTCCGGCGTGCGAGCAGCACAGCGATCCGCGCAGCATCGGGCTGGGCGGAAGAATGGGGGGTAGAGATCAGGACGCGCGCGATTCCTGGTCGTGCTCGTGGAGCAGCCGTAGCGTCTCGACGTAGGCGGCCGCCTGCAGCACCTCGACTGCATCGTTCTCGGCCGGCTTCGGCGCCACGGAGCGGGCTTCCTCGTCCGTGGCGAGCGCTGCGACCATGCGGGACAGGGTCTCGAGGGTGGCCGTGTCGAGGGTGTTGCCCTCGCGAATGTCGATGGCCATGCGCTGCAGCTTCGCGGGCTTCATCGAACGGAACGCGCGCACAGCACTGATGCTGGTCGACGGGTTCGCGCCGAAGTTCACCGCCGACACATCGCCCCTGTCCAAATTTAGCTCGACCAGTGCCCGCTCGTCGTAGTCCGGTGACCACTCCTGGCGGACGATGCGAAATCCGAAGGACATCTGGTCGACGTCGCCGTCCTCCACGGCCGTCACGAGGTCACGGACATCGGTGCGGGCTGTGTTGACCGTGGCCACCGTCATCAGGCCGGTGGAGTCCTCGGACAGCCGCAGCGAACCAGACGCGGTGCGGGCCATGGTGAGGCCCTCGTGATTGCTCAGGTAGGCGACGTCGGCGTTGTCGGTGATCGTCTTGCCGAACGCGCCCGAGCGCACCTTCTCGGAGTACTCGCCGAACATGTCGTACATGGTGTAGGGCTGCTCGAACGTCGAGGCGTAGCCCTGCAGCTCGACCTTCCCGTTCGCCAGCTTGCG